GGGAAAGGCCAGATCCGGGATATCCTTTGCGTCACGGGTGTCACTCATGGCGCCTCCCAGCTTCTCCGGCCGCAAGCCCGGTCATGAGTTTCACGCGCTCTCCGCCCGCGCTGAGCACCACGAAGGGCGCCCGCGGCATGGCGTAGACTGTGAGGCCGCCGCACCCGGCCCTGGAGAGCCAGGCCGGCCAGACCGCGTGATGACCCGTCCTCAGATAGATCCTGTCCCTGTAGAGCCAGGCCCGCGTGCCCGGGTATTCAGGATCGAGACGGACGGGCTTTGCGCCGTCAGGCGGCACGCCGTGCACGAATTCCAGAAGATCGGCAGACACGGCCTCAGGGGCGGGCGGAGCCAGCACCGCCGGCTTCGCGTTGGGGCCGCCGCGGTCGAGGCGGAAGACCACAAGCGCATCGCCCACGCGTCCGCGCCTCGCCTGCGATTCCGTGATGAGGTGCAGGACAACCGGATACGGCGCGTCCTCCAGGGTGACCATGAGATTTGACGAGCCGTGGTTCGTCAGGGGCACAAGGCTCACCACATTGGAGGCCGCGTTCGCCTTTGTCGTGCCTGTCCGGTTCCTGGCGCCTGACGGCGCTTCCCCGTCCTCTGCCTCCACCTTCGGCTGCGTGGCCTGAAAGGCCCTGGCGTTGCCGAGAACGATGGAAAGCACGGGCCAGGGCTCGCCGGTGGCGTCCTGAAACATGACTGTCGAGGAATAGCCCGCTGTCAGCCGGATGACCTGGGGGACAGCGCCGGGCACGGCGCTTATCTGCCGCGTCCCCGTGCGCATGCGCGCGGGCCCGGGTGCGGCTGCGCCCTCCACCCTGTCGCGCTTCTCAATATAGGTCCGTATCTCGCCGGGATCCACGGGCAGGAGCTTTTCCACGGACTCCTCGAAGATACGGGAGCGTTCCTCTTCCCCGTCCTCTTCAGCCGCCTTCCCTTCCCCTGCGGCGTCAGCCGCGAGAACAGGGACAGCGGGAAAAACCGCGAGAGCGAGGCAGAGCGGAAGCCAGCATTGCATTTCGGTCGTCTCTCCTTGGGGAAAACAGGCTCACGCCCTTTTTTCCGTACGCGTACGGCAGGGGCGCGGAACGGCCCTGACTCGTCCGGGCCGCGCGGCCGGGGCACTCCCCCGGCGCGCGTCGGAAAATAGAATAACTGTATTGACATGTCAATCGTTTTTCTTTAAATTCCGCGCCACGCCCGGCGGAAGTACCGGACGCGGGACGTTTTTCCTTATTGAAGGATATAAAAAACTTTCGTCACTCCATAAAAAGGGAGGAGCCTTATGAATCCGGCACTGCTTGTTCTCTTCCTTCTCTCGGCGCCCGCGGCGGGGTGCGCCCTGCACTCCGGCGCGCAGGCTGACGTGGAGCCGCGCTCGCGCGTGGACATGGCGCTCGCTGACGCGTCGGATTCCATCACCAGGGATCTCGCCATCCTGACCGGGGGAAACCGCGTGACAGCTCCGGCCGTTCCGGGAGGTTCCCTCGCAGCGCCCGTGAGCCTCGTTTTCGACGGCCCCCTCGAGGAAAGTCTTGAGCGCGTGTGCGCCCTCACGGGCTTCCGGCTTGAGGCGAAGGGGGTGAAGCCCGACATTCCCACCATGGTGCACGTGCGGATGACGGCCAGGCCGGCCATCGCCGTGATCCGCGAAATCGGCCTGCAGGCCGGCCCGAAGGAAAAAATCACGGTGGATGAGGCCGGCCGCCGCATCGTGCTGGAGCGGGCCGGGGCATGAGAAAGCTTTCCGGATTCCTCCTCATCCTTTCCGCTCTCCTCCCTGTCTTTGCGGACAGGGCTTCCGCTTTCAACGACGGCAGGCATCTTGCCGCGGATCAGCCGGCCTGGGGCGGCCGGATCATGACGGCCCCGCGTCCCGGGGATCTCAGGCCGTCCGTCATAATCGATGACGGAAGCGGTGAAGCGGTCCGCGACAAGCTCCTCCGCATGGAAAAAACCGGGGGACGGGACACGGCCGCCTCCCGGGAGAAGGGCAGCCTCCGTGAACGGGCGCTCGGCGAGGCGGCGTCCACCCTGGCCTTTCAGCAGGGGCTCGCCTGGCGCTACGGAAAGCTTATGGACGCCTGTGAGAAAAGGGAGCACATTTTTGCGCGCGTTTTCAATTTCGGCCCCCTTCTCATGGACGGCAGGGTTCTGCCGCCAGTCATACGCTGGGCCGGCAGGGGCGTAAGCCTCGGCGGGAACGGCGAGGCCAGAAGCGTGGAGGCAAGCTACCGCATTGTGCGCCCGGCCGCCATCGTGACACGCGCCCCCACCTGGCGGGACTATCTCATGACAGGCGTCCCGGAAACGGAAAACCGGCCTGCCATCCTGCCGGCCACACAGGCCGAGAAAAAAGCCTGGAAGCGGGGCGTTACGGAAGGCTGGGCAGCCGGCGCCGCGGCCGCGGACGACCTTTTTTCCGTGAACATGAACCGGCTTGTCGCCGACTACCGCGGCATCCTGCGCTTCAGGATGCTGGCGCGCAGGGGCATGGTCAGCCTGCCCGTGCTGGCCGAGGGGCGCCTTGCCGTGCGCGTGGAAAAGCGGACCCTGGACGTGGGGGAAACCACGTTCCGCATCAGTGTGCCGGCCGAATTCCGGGATATGGAAAAATGGTCAGCCGGCACGGACGGGAGGGAGGAATGACAGAACTCTTTCCCGAGCCACTGCGCCACGAGCTCACCCGCTCCCAGATGGACCGCATCCTGCTCTGGTGTGTGGAAAAACGCGCCTCGGACATTGTTTTCTGTCCCGGAGATCCCGTGTGGATGGAACAGGACGGCGTATGGCGCAGGGTGACGGACGCCAAGCTCACGCCTTCCGAGACGGAGCGCATCGTCAACGAGACGACCATGCAGGCCTCGCGGGCGGGGTACGTGCGCTCCGGCAGGATCACGGATTACGCCTACCAGACCCGCGTGCCGGAAAGCCGCGGCGTCTGGCAGCGCTTCCGCGTCAACGCCACCAGCACGAGCAAGGGCATCTACGTTGTCATGCGCGCCCTGCCCCGCGTCATCCCCACCCTCGATGGCATGGAAGGCATAAACGGGGATCTCCGCCGCGCCCTCTACCCCGCCTCAGGCCTCGTCTGCGTTTCGGGCGTCATGGGCTCAGGCAAATCCACGCTCCTCGCCGCCGTCATCCGTACGGGCCTCTCCGGGGCCGCTGCGGGGCGCCAGGTCCTCACGCTCGAGGACCCCATCGAGTTCGACTTCACGGGCGTGGACGCCAGCCAGCGCGAAGCGCCCATAGCCCAGTCCCAGATCCACACGGACGTGCCGGACTGGCCGTCAGGCGTGCGCTCCATGACCCGCCGCAAGGGGGAAATCGTCATGGTGGGCGAATGCCGCGACAGGGAAACGCTGAGCGCTCTCCTCTCCTGCGCGGAACAGGGCGTGACTGTTTACACCACGGATATAAAAATAAATAAAATCAAATAGTTAGGTGTATTTTTTGCACCAAATGCACCAAGTTCCGCCGCACAGCCCCCTGGGATATACCAGCCCAGGGGGCTTTTTTATCTCTCCTGCTCCGGGAGTTGAAGTCCTCCGACTTCGCTCTCATATGCGCTGCGGCAGTGATCTTGCTGCCAAAAGAGAAGAGTGTCGATAAGGCGGTATGGCCAGTCCCGGACTCCCAGGAGGTGCCAGCGCCAGGCATGGGCGCTCAGAGTCTCGTCCGCCCATGCTTTCTCCCGGAAGAAGATAGAAACTATGACATTGCCCAGCTGGTCGATAGCGATGGCCATCTGATGGGCATTATGCTGTAACATCAGAGTAGTCGATGACAATGGCATCTACCTCCTCTTTAGTGGTGCAAGCCTCGATTTGAGCCCTGAGGCTCCACTTCTTGGCGTACAAATTATTTCCATAGCTGATCAACTCAAGTTGGAGAGTCTTCAGCTGTTCCAGCGTGAGCTCGGCCAGCGTGTTGTCGAAAGTCATGAAGTTGACGGTACTCAGATTCTGCGCCGTCATGGCCGTGATCAAACCGTCGATGTTCTGCTTCGCGGTCGTGTTGGCGTTGACAACGTACCCGGTAGAAGAAGTGATATGAGCTGCGCTGGAGGTCTTGGTCTCCTCAAGCTTCGCGTTGAGCTCATCGAGCTTGCGGGCCACCACGTTCTCGAGACGATTGTACTCGGCTTTCTTCGCGGCAGCCTCTGCATCCAGTCTGGCCTTCTCAGCTTCCCAGAGGGCCACGTAGGGAGCGACGTCTGTCTCGTAGTCGGCGTCTCTTCCCGTGTAGTCGCTGAATTCGATGGCGCCTTTCCCGTCGTGCCACTGTATGGCGTGCACCTGCTCGTGCCCTTCTATGGGCTTAAAATCTAACTGGAGATGAATGCCATTTACCAGAATGACATTATCCACTGGAACGATGGTCACATCTTTTTCCATTACTTATCTCCCTGCAGGGCCCTCGGCGCCTGCATCGTATGCGAGTGGTCAGCTTCGACGAGAGCCTTGCTGCCGTTAGCCAGGGAGACAAACTGCTGCCGAAGAGCCTTCCCTTCCGCTATGTTCTCACAGCGGGCGGCCGAGACCTCGGCCCCGACCTTCGACATCTCGCCGGCGAGCTGCCCCGTCACGTTCGCCTGCTCAAGGAGCAGCATGGGAGTGAGCGTCAATGCGCATCCCTCGAAGCTCGCCTGCATACTGTCCTTCCCCCCGCTGTAGCTCATCCATAAGGCGCACCCGCCTTTCTTCGAATGTTCCGGGCACTCCTCGAACCCCTTAAACGGGCATCCTGCCATATCTCCTCCTTATGTCCTCTCGCAGAGGACGACGTCCACGTAGTTTACGTTAAGATCGAGGCTGTGCCCGTGGGCGGTGTTCCACGTCCCGTGCCCATGCCCCCAGTTACTCCCTGTCCAGCCGGTGTTATTACCCCACCAGCTGCCGTTTTGATGCCAGGCCTCGCTCCTGGTGTAGTCTAAGCTTCGGTTCCGGTATGCTCCATGACTGTGTCCGGCGAGCTGCCCGACGGACAGCGTTGACGCATTCACCCCCCACGAGATTTGGTCGTTTGTCGTACTGCCTCCCGCCGCGAAACGGACGGAAAAACTGAATCGGCCGCTTCCCGTGTCTCCTGACGTCAGGCGCAGGGCATAGTCGGCGTGGTCTGTGAGCTTCTTCCAACTAGAGGGTGCAGCCCCGCGGAAGAGCATCTTTGTGCCGGCGGGGAAGTACTTCTCGAGGTCGGCCTGAGCCTTCTCGACGACAGGCTGGATGCTTGTCGTCAGCATGTTGGCCGCGGCCGCAAGGTCCGCAGAAAAAGAAGCGAGGCCTCTCTTTGTCTGTTCTGCCTTATTGTAGATAATGCCAATGAGCCTGGTGATTCTCTCTGCGTTGTCCACCAAAGTCCTGGTCATCTCTCACCCCTTCTCACAAAGGATGACATCAACAAAATTGACGTGGAGATCTACGCTGTGGCCATGGGCCGTATTCCAACACCCGTGGCCATGGGCCTCGTTAGAGCCCCTCCAGCCTGTAGCGTTGCCTGTGCCGGAACCAGAAGAGAGCAGGTTCTGCGGCGACGACGGGTAGTTGCCGACTGTTCCAATTTTTACGTCGTGGCTGTGTCCGGCGAGTTGACCGACGCTCAGCGTCGAGCCATTCACGCCCATGGATATCTGGGTAGTAGTCGTGCCTCTGGACGCGGCAAAGCAGGCTGAGAAAGCTAGGCCATTAGTGCGGCTCCCCGTGCCTTCACCAGTCAGACAAAGAGCGCAGTCGGTGAAGCCGGTCAGCTTTTTCCAGCCTGGAGGTGCAGCTGACTGCTGGAAGAGCATCTGGATGCCGGCAGGGAAGTACTTGTCCAGATCGGCTTGGGCAGACTTGATGGCCGGCATGAGCTCAGACTGCGCGCCCGCGAGGACTGACTCCGAGGTCATCCGCGCGTCCACGATGGCCTTCCGATTCTCGAGAGAGAGCGCGAGGAGGATGTCGACGTGGTCTGTGACCCGGTCAGCATTGTCTTGCAAAGTCTTAGCCATCTTCACACCTTCTCGCAGAGGATAACGTCCAGTCGGCTGACGTTCATGTAGAGGCTGTGGCCGTGAGCTGTATTCCAACACCCGTGGCCGTGCGCCTCGTTAGACCCTCGCCAACCGATAAAGTTGTCCCAGTATCCTCTGCCTTTGTCCCCGAGGCAGAAACCGTCGCCGGTGGTGCCAGCATTCGAGCCGTTACTCGTCTCGGCTACGCTGTGTGAGTGTCCGGCGAGTTGCCCGACGGACAGCGTCGAGCCATTCACCCCCATAGATATCTGCGTAGTGGTCGTGCCTCTGGACGCGGCAAAGCAGGCTGAAAAAGCCAGGCCATTAGTGCGGGCGGTGACATCTCCGGAAGTGAGCCGGAGCGCACAATCATCATATGTCGTGATCTTCTGCCAGCCGCTCGGGGCCGCACCATTGAATAGCATCCGGACTCCGGCGGGGAAATACTGGCTGATGCCGCCCCTGAGCTTCTCGACAGCCGGGGCCATGGTGGTCTGGATGCTGTCGAGCGCGGCACTGGCAGTCTGCTTCAGGGCCTGATAGTCCTCCCAGTCCTTGAGCGCGTAGCCGTACAGGAGGTCAGCGAGGTCTGCGATCCTGTCAGCACTGTCCTTCAGTGTCCTCATGCAGTGCGCCTCCAGCAGTAGGCGGCGTGATAAGGGGGCATGTTGTTGTGTGGCTGGCTCCCACCCAAAGCATTCGTCGTGCCGGCAGGGTCGCCACCGCCGGTCATCGTCGTAGCGCCCCATGACTTGAAGCTGCTTGAGCACCATGTATGACTGAAGGTCGCTCCATTGGGAGCAACCTCGGCCGTTGTCCCGTCAGCAGACCAGTGGTGCGCCTCCATGCCATCAGACGGATTGCTCCCCGTATACACATAGACATTATGACCGTGTTTAACGCTTTCGGCGAGCGTCAGCGTGTGCTCCGCCTCGCCGCCTTCGCTGCCTGCCAGGTACGTTTTATCGTCAGCGCCAAGCAGAAAGACGCCCTTCACACGCTCCCAAATCCCGAAGCCGAAAATCTCAGCCGGCTCTGTGTCCTTATCTGATGTGTAGTAGCTGCCAACAGGGTGCTCACGCTTGCTCCGCTCAAGCAGCATGCTCTCCACGAGAGCGACCGAGACACTCAGCTCGCCTGACTCGGTGGACTCGAGCGTCTTGGCTTTCGCGTCAAGAATGTCCCACATGCCCTGCTGATCTTTTTCAATGTTGATCAATTTTGCCCCAACGGCAGAAATCTGTGATTCGGTTTCCGATTTAGCCGCTTCTGCGGCCGCTCTGTCTGTGCCTATCGCAGAGTCAATGCCACCAAGCGCTTTTCGAAATGTAAATACACTGTCATGCGGGGTATCGGTTTCCGCGGGGAGGGGCAGCTCAAGGTTCTTGGTGTATTCCATTGTTTCTCCTGGATCCGCCGGTTGGATAACCAGCGGATCCGTCCCCAGTTATCTTACACAGTGGCCATAAACCGGATGTTAGCTGCCATCGGACGCGCTGCTGGCGTGCCGGCAAGCTCAAGTTTCAGCTTGAGAGAGGCAATTTTTGAAATGTCTGCCGTCCAGACAAACTCCACCCATCCGTCATCCATTTTCGTCGTGGCGCCTGCAGTCAACGATTCCCAGCTTCCGCTGTCCTTCTGGATGGTCGGAACAACGGTAGAGCCGGAAGGCACATAGGCGTCATACACGACGGTGCATTTTGCCGCATCGGTGGCCGGGATGCTCCTCGAATAGTAATCGCCGGTGTCGGCGACGATCCCTTCAATCAGTTCAGCTCCGGGCCATATAAGCGGACTC